CGGTATGCTCAAGCAAATGAAAGATGGTTTGGTTGTTATTCCTGGTTATGCACACCTTGCCTATGTTGGCGAAGGTTGTGATATTCAAATTGTTGAGAAGGGAGAATGACATGGGGACATTGGTAGCGTTTACTGTAGGACTGTTGTTGGGTGGACTTGTTGGCGCCGGTTTCGGCTGCCTTATAACTGCATTGTGTTTGGCCAGAGATAGAAAAGACTTTGACGGTTGAAGAGGAAGGATGAAAGGATGAAGATTTATGTAAGCGGTCCGATTACCGGACATAACAAGGCGCTCATAGAGGCCGCGTTCGCAAAAGCAGAAAAGGACATCATCGACCGTGGACATACGGCGGTAAATCCGCTCACGATGAGCAAAGAGCTTCCTGAAGACGCGACATGGAACGATTACATGAAGAGAGACATAAAGGAACTGGTGGAGTGTGACGGAATCTACATGCTTCCCGGATGGGTATACTCAAAGGGATGCAATCTTGAGTATGCCATCGCGAAGGCAATGGAAATGCTGATATTTGACCAGGCAGTAAGCATACCATTTACTCCTGCAAAAAGGCGTGAGCGTAGGAGATATGGGCAGACAACAAGGAAATGACATCGAGTATGGCAGCAGGGCAAAAAAAGATTTTGTTCTGTTGCCTTACATTTTATCCACAAGATGTTGTATATGTGAGAATGTAGACCAGTATCTACATTACACTTTCCCCGTGCTCTCCGCCTCGCGGATACGTTCACGGGGTGGGGGGCGACCATGAAAGACTTCGCAAAAGAATTCTATCAAAGCAAAAAGTGGAAGGCGTGCAGAGCATCCTATATAGCCAAGAGGATGCAGGTCGACGGGGGAGTGTGCGAGGTATGCGGTCATGAACAAGGCTACATTGTTCATCACATTGTTCAGCTGACAAAAGAAAACATTTCGAATCCGGTGATAGCACTCAACCATGCCTACCTACGCTACGAGTGCAAGGGATGCCATGACCGGGAAGAGGGACATTACTTGGATGCAAAAGGTGTGAAAAGGCTGACGTGCATCTTCGGTGAGGATGGTCAGCCAAAAATTGATTTGAGGGGTATAGGCTAATATCCCCCCTATAAATGCCCTTTTTGCGGTACCGAGGAAACCGTGGGGCAGGGAACAAATTAAGCGGATATAGGCGCACATGAAGGGTGTACTAAAGGAGAGTGTAAGAGATGGCAGCAAAAAAGAAGAAGATCGAGAAACTATCGAAGTATTTCGATAGCATTCCTCCGGGAAAGAAGGCTCTTGCGAAACGATTGATTGACCGAGAGTCGTTTTTGCTTGAGCAGATGATTGACCTGGAGGCTGAAATCAAGGAAAACGGCATCAAAGAGACGTATCAGAACGGCGAAAACCAATTTGGATACAAGGAGAGCACCGAATACAAGTGCTATGTGAGCTTACAGAAGAACTACATTCAGATTATCAGGCAGCTCACGGACCTACTTCCGGTCGAGGCAGCTGAGGAACTTGATGAATTCGAGAAGATGGTAGGAATCGGATGATTCCGTTAGTCGAATACTTCGGCGGAATAGCCGAAGGGAAGATTGTAGCCTGTGAGAAGATGAAGAAGACAGCCGAGCGCGTCTTGGATGACTTCTACCATCCGGGCAAATATCATTTTGACGAGAAACTGGCAAACAAACCAATCGAATTCATCGAGACTTTATGCAAACAGCCATCCGGGAAGATTGGCTCTCCTCTCAAGCTGGAGCTGTTCCAAAAGGCAAGGCTCCAGGTCATCTTCGGCTTCGTGGATCAGAACGGCAACCGGAGATATAACGAGGTCCTCATTATCGAGGGCCGAAAGAACGGCAAGACTTCGGAGACGTCGGCCGTGGAGCTATTCATGCTCTGCGCGGACGGTGAAGGCGCTCCGCAGGTGTACAACATCGCGACCATGCTTGACCAGGCTAAGCTCGGATTCAACGCGTGCATGAAAATGATGCAGCAATCTCCGCTGCTGTCGAAGCATCTTCGCAAGCGGACAGCGGACATATACTTCAGCAAGAACATGGGATATATAAAGGCGCTCGCGTCAAACACTAATTCCCTCGACGGTCTTGACATCCATTGCGCGACCATCGACGAGCTAGCAGCCATAAAGAACCGTGATTTGTACGATCTGATCAAGCAAGGTATGGCAGCAAGAGTCCAGCCTTTGCTTTTCACCATATCGACGAACGGATTCGTCCGCGACGGAATCTTCGACGCGCAGTACCGATACGCTTCGGACATCCTGGAAGGCAAAGCAGAGAACGAGCACTTCATCAGCTTCATCAACGAGCTGGATTCCATCATGGAATGGGATAACGAGGATTGCTGGGCAAAGGCAAATCCAGGTCTTGATACGATTAAATCGCGAGAATACCTTCGCCAAATGGTGCAGAAGGCGAAGGATGATCCGTCCTTCAAACCGACGGTCCTTGTAAAAGACTTCAACCTGATTCAGACGTCCGCTTCGGCATGGCTCCGGTACGAAGACCTAAACAACGAAGCAATGATAGACGTCAAAACCGATTATTTTATCGGCGGCTTCGATGCGGCCGATGCTCTCGATCTGAACGCAGCGACGTGCCTGATGGCAAGACCGGGGGATCCGAATGTATATGTCAAGTCAATGTTTTGGCTTCCTCAATCTGTTTTCGACGAGAATGACCGGAACGGCATCCGGAGAGAGAGAGACTCTGTTCCGTACCGATTATGGGAAGAGCAAGGGTACCTTCGAATCGTTCCGGGAAATCACGTCGACAAGAACGTCATCTTCGAATGGTTCTGCGAACTTAAGGAAGAAGAGGACTTGTATCCGCGTTTTATCGGCTACGATCCGTGGCACATATCGGACGAGCTGCTTCGGAAGTTTTCGTCGGAATTTGGAAAGAATTGCATGATTCCGGTCCGCCAGGGCGTCGCAACATTGTCCGAGCCGATGAAAGAATTGTCTGCAATGCTGAAAGCAAAGCAGGTTGTCTATGACAACAATCCGATTCTTAAGTGGAATCTAATGAACACGGAAATCCGTGCAGACGTGAACGGGAACATTCAGCCATGCAAGGGCCGGGACAATCGGAGACGAATCGACGGAACCGCAGCATTATTGGACGCGTTCACGGTCTTCAGGGCGAACCGTGACAAATATATCAATCTAAACTAAGGAGCGCGGAAATGGGTATTTTTAACCGAAAAGAGGTACGCAAAAAGGAGAAGCTGGAGCAGGCGATAAAGGATTACTTCCGCGTGCTGAGCGCTTACACTCCGGTCTTTCGGACTTTTGAAGGAAGCGTGTACGAGATGGAGCAGACACGAGCCGCGATTCACGCTTTCGCCAATCACGCCAGCAAATTGGTGGCAACCGTCAAGGGAGCAGCCGCGAACGATTCGTTCAAAGATATGCTTAAGTATCAGCCGAATCCGCTGATGAACACATCTCAGTACCTTTACAGGATCGCGACCTACTTCAAGGCTTCGAACACGAGCTTTATTGTTCCGCTTTACGACAAGTACGGCACTATCACCGGCTTTTATCCGCTGAACACGGATAAGTGCGAAATCCGTCAGGATAAAGATGGCACAGCTTATCTCCGGTACGAAATCAAAGACGGCGTATATGCCGCGATTGAGCTGGAACGCGCCGGAAGGATGGTGAACATGCAGTATGATTCAGAAATCTTCGGCGCGTCAAATCGGTGCATGCTTCCGACCATGCAGATGATTGCGCAGCAGTCACAGTCGGTTTTGGAAGGCGCAAAGAACGCAGCCTCTTTGAGATTCATGGCTCGTATTGCTACGGTCCTTAAGCCTGACCAATTGAAGGAAGAGCGCAAGAGGTTCAACGAAGAGAATCTCGGTGCGGACAACAACAACGGTGTCCTTCTGTTTGATGAGAAATACGAAGACGTGAAGCAGATTACTTCGACGCCTTACGCGGTACCGGATGCACAGATGGAACAGATCCGACAGAACGTGTTTGACTATTTCGGAGTGAACGCGAACATTCTTCAGAACAAGTTCACCTCGCAGGAGTGGGAAGCGTTCTATGAGGGCGCGATCGAACCGTTCGCTGTTCAGCTCTCCCAGGTGCACACCGGGATGGTTTACTCGGTGCGCCAGGTTGGTTTCGGAAACGAAATCCTTTGGACCGGCGACCGTCTGCACCACATGAGCACACAGGAAAAGACGACGCTCATTGCGACATTGTTCGACCGCGGCTTTATTACGCATAACGAAGGACGGGAAATCTTGAATCTTGCTCCGGTTGAGGGCGGAGACAAGTTCTATATTCGAAAGGAATATGCAGAAACGGGGAGTGTAGAAGATGATGGAGAAGGAGTTCTCGATAGTAATACCAGCTCATAATGGCGAAAAACGTTTGCCCGTTCCCTTACATAGCATTAATTCGCAATGCTATGATAGGGACAAGTTCGAAATAATAGTTATTTGCGACGCATGCTCAGACAAGACAGCAGAGGTCGCGAAGGCTTACGGTGCGGACGTCGTGATTGAAGTCGACCACCGGAACGCCGGCCTCGCAAGGAACGAAGGACTTGAAGCAGCGACAGGGAAATGGGTGCTCTTCATGGATGACGATGACCATTGGCTCGGTGAGTGCGTCCTGGCATTCCTTCACAGACTTGCAGAGGAAGATGACTTCGATATAGCGTGCATGGGTTTCTACTGGTCACGCGGAGCTGCTCTTCCGTTCGACAATGCAGGGATGCTGTTCCCGAATGTTTGGAGCAAGATGTGGAGACGGTCCTTCATTGGCGAGACACGGTTCCGCGAAGTGTATCCGAATGATGACGAGCTGTTTTGCAGAGACATGATGCAGAAGAATCCGAAAATCCGGGTATCTGACAACGTGATATATTACTACGATTACATGCGTCCGGGAAGCATCACGGACACGGAAAGGAAAAGAAATGCCAGTAAAGAATGACAGACAGTACAGAAGCGCGACCTTTCAGGTGCGTGCGGCCGCAGAGGGCGAAAGCGAGAAGTACATTGCCGAAGGGTATGCGACGACCTGGGAGAGATATCCTCTTTACGAATGGGGAGACGAAACGATTTATGAGAAGTTCGACAGAGAAGACTTCGCAGGAGTGAACATGGATGATGTTATCTTCCAGTTCAATCACGAAGGCCGCGTCTTCGCGAGAATGTCGAACGACACGCTGAAGCTGTCCTTTGATGACTGGGGCCTGAAGGTTGTCGCGGATTTGTCTTCAACGGAAGCAAGCCGGTCAATGTATGAAGACATCAAGGCCGGTCTCGTCACGAAAATGAGTTGGGGATTCATTCCGAACGGATCTCCTGAATTCGACGAGGAGACATCCACGCTTACATGGAAGTGTGGAATCAAGAAAATTTATGATGTATCTGCCGTGAGTATTCCGGCTAATGATACGACCGAGATTTCAGCAAGAAGCCTTTGCGACGGAGTGATCGAGAAGGCACTTGAGGAGCGCAAGAATGCTGAGAGATTGGAAAAAGAACGGAAGAGGATGATTGCTCTTCTGAAATTGGAGGGTATCGAATAATGAACGAGAGACTCAATGAAATCGAGTCGCGCCTTTCCGCGATTAAGAGAAGCCTCGATGCGAAAGAAGAAGGAATCGACATCGACGCTCTCGTGAAAGAGGCGGACGAGCTTCGCTCGGAACGCAATAGAATCGAATCAGAGGAAAAGGCGAGACAGGAGCGGTTGAAAGATATCGCAAACAACAACATTCCGACGCAGATCGTCGAGGAAAGAAAGGAAGAAAACACTATGCCTGAATTCAAGAATGATTCTGCGGAATACCGTTCCGCATGGCTGAAAAACCTTATGGGCAAGGAACTGACCGAGCAGGAGAGACTTGTTGACCTGTCCGGAGCAATGCCGACAAGCACGGCAAACAAGGTGCTTTCCATTGTTGAGGAGAGCAAGCTTCTCTCGAAGCTGGACATCTCCCGGATCCCTGGAAACCTTAACATTCCTGTCGAGACCGCAAGCGATGCGGCTTCGTGGGGTTCGACCGGCGCAGCTGTAAACGATGCGATTGGCACGGTTCAGCTTTACGCTTATCAGCTTATCAAGGCCATTGAAGTTCCTGGCACGATTAAGGCTGCAAGCGTAGACGCTTTTGAGGACTACATTGTTCGTCGTCTTGGCGAGAAGATTCGCAAGACTCTCGAACTGGCTGTCATCAATGGCGACGGCAGCGGCAAGGCGACCGGTATTTCCGTAACCGTAAACACCTTGACCGGAACCTTCACTAAGGCCGGTGTCGTTAAGGCGGACCTGTTCAAAATTATGGGCAGCCTTGACGGTGAGTTCCAGGACAACGCAACCTGGATCATGCCGAGCAAGGTTTACTACGGTGAGGTTCTTGCGGTTGCAGGAATTAATGATTTCGCAAACCTGGCAGCAGGCGGCGGCGAGAAACTTCTTGGAAAGGACGTTGTCCTGACCGAGAATGCAAAGATTTCCAATGCGGATTATATCTTCTATGGAGATCCGAAGCATTATCATCTTAACTTCAGCGAGGACATCAATGTTTCGAAGGACACTTCTGTTGGATTCGCTTCTAACAGCGTTATGTATCGTGGTGTTACTGTTTGCGATGGCAAACTTGATTCCGCGAAGTCCTTCGTTAAGTTCACGCGTGCGACCTGATAGGTAGCTGAGAAGGGGGGGGAGCGCTGAAGGGTGCTCCCCCGGTTAAAAGGGAGAGTGTAATGGCAAAAGTATTAATCGCGATACCGTGTATGGACATGATCGACACGGCTTTCGTTCAGTCATTGATGGGACTGGACATTGACGCAGAGGTAAGAATCAAATTCTTGCCGGGGAGTTTGGTATATGATTCTCGCAACCAGCTGACCGAGATTGCGAGAGCAAGTGAATGTGAATACATCTTTTTCCTTGACTCGGACATGACGTTCAATGGCGACGTCCTGAAAAGACTCCTGGAGGATGCCGAGAAGGAAAAGTTAGATATAGTGACGGGTTTGGCGTTCACCAGGAGACAGCCGATCAGAACGGCAATTTTCAAGAAATGCGAATATTCGACAGACGAGGACGGACAGCTGTTCCCGGATGCGGAAAATTACAACGATTATCCGCGGGACGAATTGTTC